ACTCGCTTAATAGGAGAAAACTATGTTACAAAACATAAACACAGCTATTGATTCATTTCAAGACGCAAAAACGCAATTCGTCAAAACATTCGTCAAGAATGAAGAACTTGCAAAACCCCTCAATACATTCATTGAAGCGCAAACACTTTACGCAAAAGCTGTTGCAGTAGAAGTCAATAAGTTTTTTACAACTCTTGGACTTTCTGCATATACTTTTGACGCTAAAAAAGCGTTTTCAAAAAATAAGTAAGAGGAGATACAATATGGGACACACACCAATTCCCGCTATCTTTGGCGGTCCAGGTTTCAAAGACTTTGATAAATTTTTTGTTGGCTTTGATGACCAATTCAATCGTCTAGCAAAAATACATGATGACGTTACTAAGAATATTCCTAACTATCCACCTTACAACATTCGCAAGACTGGTGACAATACTTACGTCATTGAAATTGCTGTTGCTGGTTTTGGTAAACAAGAAATCGATATCACATTTGAAGACAACAAACTAATTGTTGCTGGTAGTACAAAAGATGATGGAGACAATTTCTTGTTCAGAGGAATTGCTAATCGTGCGTTCACTCGCACATTTGCACTTGATGACCAAATTGAAATTCAAGATGCCGCTTTGATTAATGGCATGTTGAAGATTGCTTTGGAACGAATCATTCCAGAACACAAGAAGCCTAAGAAGATTGAAGTTAAGGATGCTGAGTCTAAAACTAAAAAATCTACTAAGCAATTTTTGACTGAGGATGATGTGTTAGAAATCAGTAAAAAAATTCTTCATGGCAATTCTTGAAGCAATTCAAGATGCAAAGAAACACAAAGCAGAACGTTTTAAATAACACTATGGGTGCCGCAATGGCACCCATTTTTAATTATAGGATATAAAATGGCAAATTTGAGAATTTTAAAATTGACAACTGGTGAAGAACTTGTCGGCGACATTGTAGAAGAAACTCCAGAAAAATATCGTGTAGAGAACCCATGTGTTCTCGGTATTGCAATGGGACCAAATGGAAAAGCAAGCCTTCAAATGCAACCCCTCCTAATCTTCTCAGAACAAAAAGTAGTAGAGTTTAATCCCAACCACGTAATTTACAACGTATCAGTTGCACAAGAGATAAAAAGCAAGTATAATGAGATATACGGCTCAGGCATAGTTATGCCTAAGACACAATCTATTATTATTTAATCAAATGAACTCATTATTTTTTCCAACAACCATTATTGATGGATTCTTAGACAATCCGGAAACTGTTCGGGAATATGGATTAGGATTAGAATATACGACAGAGCCTAGTTTTATGAGACCAGGAAAAAGAAGTGATTATATTCATAAATTAAATCCTGAATTTCACGATAGATATATTAATAGAATGCTATCCATATTTTATGATGACACAACTAACATAAAAACTGCGGCATATAGTAACTATGACTTAATTGATGGTAGATATGGAACTGATGGTAGTTGGTTACATACTGATATGTCAAAAAGTAATTCTGGTAATGTTATTATGGTGACTGCAATTTTATTTTTGAATAAGAGTCCTGGAGCGGGTCTTGGAGTTTTTGATGTTAATGATTTGGAGTATTTTAATAAGGGAAAAGATTTTCATTTCAATAAGCGTAGAGATGCGATAAAAAATTTAGATATTCCGGAATATAGAAAAGCACATAATGAATATTTTGATGAGAATATTTTTGTTAAGGGAAAATTCAACAGATTAGTTCTTTTTGATGCTAGAGTTTGGCATGGTGCATTAGGATATTATGGAACAAATGATGATGACACACGAATGACGATAGTAACACAATTACATTCCGTACTGGCAACAGATTCTTCAGGACGTTCAGTTAGTCTTCCAATTCCTAGATCAAAAAGGTCGTCTGAAATTTGACACAATATCAGAAAAGAGATATAATTACATAATGAAATTTTACACACACTTCTCTAAACTCGGCAACAACATTCTTGTTCGTGGATACAACAACGGCAAGAGATTTACTGATAAGATTGAATACAATCCAACGCTATATTTACAATCTAAAGATGGTGAGTATCGAACGTTAGATGGACAATCGATTGCGGCAGTATCGCAGGGAACAATGCGTGACGCTACTGAGTTTATGAAACGATATGAAGATGTTGACAACTTTAAAGTTTATGGCTCAACAAACTTTCCTTATGTGTACATCAATGAAGCATATCCAGGTAAAGTAGATTATGATCCGCAACAAATTAAGATTGCAAACATTGACATTGAAGTTGGTTCTGAAAATGGCTTTCCTGAACCTGCATCTGCGAGTGAGCCAATTACTGCCGTCACGTTTAAGATAGCAGGACACTTCTATGTGTTTGGTTGTGGCGACTATGAGACCAATCGTGATGACGTAACATATCTCAAATGCCGTGATGAGAATAATCTTATCATGCGCTTCCTTGACATGTGGGAAGAAACATCTCCGGACATTGTTACTGGTTGGAACATTCAATTCTTTGATATTCCATATCTAAACAATCGTATCACAAAACTCATGGGCGACAATACTGCAAAGCGTCTATCGCCATTTCGTAGAATCGGTGAACGTACAACTACAATTCATAACAAACAACAAGTAGCATTTGACTTGGTGGGTATTGCTATTATTGATTACATTGAACTGTACAAGAAGTTTACATACTCACAGCAAGAAAGTTTTAGTCTTAATCACATTGCCTATCTAGAACTCGGTGAAAAGAAATTAGACTACTCTGAAGTTGAAAGTCTACATCAATTATACAAAACAAACTTTCAAAAATTTATTGAGTATAACATCCATGACGTTGAACTCGTAGATCGTATTGATGATAAGATGCAATTGATCGACATGGCACTTGCGCTTGCATATGATGCCAAAGTTAATTACACCGATGTGTTCACGCAAGTACGTATGTGGGACACTTTGATTCATAATGAATTGATTGAACAGAATATTGTTGTGCCACAGAATGTTCGTACACCAAAAGACGAACAGTATGCTGGCGCTTATGTGAAAGATCCAATCGTTGGTATGCATGAATGGGTCGTGTCATTTGACTTAAACTCATTGTATCCACACCTGATTATGCAGTACAATGTTTCACCTGAAACAATTGTTGAAGGTCGCCACACAAACATCTCTATTGATAATTTGTTGAACAGCGAATATCAAGCACAGGGTGAATATTGCATGGCAGCCAATGGGCATTACTTCAAGCGTGACAAGCAAGGTTTCTTACCTGCTATGATGCAACGCATGTATGATGATCGGTCATTGTACAAAAAGAAAATGATTGAGGCTCAAAAGGCTTACGAAAAAGAAACCGACAAAGAACGTAAACGTGAAATAACAAATCAGATTTCAAAGTACAAGAACTTGCAGTTGGCAAAGAAAGTACAATTGAACTCCGCTTATGGCGCACTTGGTAATCAATATTTTAGGTTCTTCGACATTAGACAAGCAGAGGCAATTACTCTGTCTGGTCAACTTGCTATTCGCTGGATTGAAAAGAAGTTAAATGGTTATCTAAACAAACTATTGAAGACTAAGGATAATGATTATGTTATTGCGTCAGATACAGACTCTGTATACGTCAATCTTGGTCCGCTGGTACATATGGTCTACGGACAAAAGAGTGAAACGAAAGTTGAGACAATTGTTGATTTCGTCAACAAAGCATGTACAGAGAAATTCGAACCATTCATCGACAAGTCATACCAAGAACTAGCAGACTACATGAATGCATTCGACCAGAAGATGCAGATGAAGCGTGAAGTGATTGCCAACAAAGGTATCTGGACTGCAAAGAAACGTTACATTCTAAACGTGTATGATTCTGAAGGTGTTCGATTCGCAGAGCCAAAGCTAAAGATGATGGGCATCGAAGCTGTCAAGTCTTCCACACCAATGTCGTGTAGAGATAAGATTAAAGAGTCTTTGAAGATTGTGATGAATGGTAATGAAACAGACTTTCAATCTTTCGTTGAAGCATTCAAACAAGAATTCAAAACTCTTCCATTCGAAGACATTGCATTCCCACGTGGTGTTAGTGACCTATCTAAATACATGAGCAGTTCGGAACTATATTCAAAAGGCACACCTATGCATGTGCGTGGTGCGATAATGTTTAATGCGTTTCTGAAAAAGTATAAACTGACTAAGAAGTATCAACTTATTCAGGATGGTGATAAGACTAAATTCTGTTATATGAAAGTTCCAAATCCCGTTCAAGAAAATGTATTTTCTATTCTTACTGTATTGCCCAAAGAGTTTGGCGTAGAAAAATATATCGACTACGATACGCAGTTTGATAAAGCATATCTTGAACCATTAAAAACAATCGTAAACACAATTGGTTGGAAGACTGAACGTGTTTCTTCATTGGAGAGTTTTTTCGCATGACAACAAGAACAATACCCGCAGAGTACCTAGCGTTTAGAAAAGAAGATGATTTTGGATTTAGTGCTGTTGATGAATCGACACTAACTAGACTCACCGATCCAACTACACTACAAGATACTATTATCGTTAGAGAAACTGTTGAGCAATCTTCCGAATCTCTACATCGTGTAGAAGAGAAACTGGATACTATGTTGGCGCTATACAATCAAGGTAAACTAGGCCTTGATGCAGAACGTCAAAACATGACAACAGAAGTGCAAGCAAATCTAAAAGAGTTAGAACAACTCATCATGCCTTTGCTAGTTAACTTGATGAAGAATCCAGAAAAAGAATATATCTACTGGCCTAATCGTACTGCAAAAATTCAAGATCAAATTGATAAAGTGTTATTATTGACTAGAGGATAACTATGCTGTTTGCTTTGATTACCTTATTGAGTGCGATATCTCTTTCTGCTATTGCCGCATATTATTCTGTCATTGGTCTGATGGCTATCTTTGCGGCTAGTCCAATTCCAATTGCAATCATGGGTGGTGCGCTTGAGTTTTCTAAACTCATTGCCGCATCATGGGCATATAAGAATTGGTCAGTTGCACCAAGATTCTTGAAATACTATTTTACAATAGCAGTTATCATTCTAATGTTTATTACATCATTAGGAATATTCGGATATCTTTCTAAAGCACACAGCGATCAGAGTCTTGTTAGTGGTGATGTGTCTGCAAAAATTGCAATGATCGATGAGAAGATTAAAGTTGAGAGGGATAATATTGATGTTAATCGTAAAACGCTCAAACAAATGGATGAGGCTGTGGACCAAGTTATGGTTCGTTCAACAAACGAAAAGGGTGCAGAGAAAGCGGCAAGTCTACGCAAAGCCCAACAGACAGAACGTAGTCGCATACTTAAAGAAGTCGAAACATATAACAAGCGGATTTCAACTCTTAATGAAGAAAGGGCTCCTATCGCCACCGAAATTCGTAAAGTGGAAGCAGAGGTTGGTCCGATCAAATATATTGCGGCGTTGATATATGATGATGTTGATTCTAACATACTAGATAAGTCTGTGCGATTTGTTATTATTCTTTTGGTTATTGTGTTTGACCCAATGGCAGTTCTACTTATCATTGCAGGAAATTTTTCTTTAAGACAAATTGCAAAAGAGAAAGAAGAAAAGTCTGGTGGATATGAAATTAATATTCCATCAAAAGAAAAACGTAAAAAGAAAGTTGATATGACTACTGTTGGTCCTGTACCAATGAATAAGGATGAAGTTGTTAGTGCAAGAGAAATGTATCATAGAGATCAGGATTCAATGTGAATGATATACAAGTTATTGAAAATTTTATTCCAAAAGAACTACAGGACGAAATTGAAAACTTAGTGAACAGCGATATTTTTGAATGGAAACTTTACTCAGGAACATTACGTAAAGGTCTATATGATTATGAAAATAAAATTGGCATATACGATACATGGCAACTTAGTCACATATTTTTTTACGATGGCCATCCAGTATCAAAATACACTAATATCATAACTTCTATGTTATATCACATAAAAAACCATACTGGAAATGATTATAGAAAACGTTTGATGAAAGTGAAAACCAATTTATTGTTTCCCACCAATTTAAATATGGATGACAATTCTTGCCATATTCCACATGTTGATGTTCATCTTGATGGGTGTGAAACAATATTGTATTATATCAATGATAGTGATGGAGATACTTTTTTATTTGATGAATTTGTCGATCCACACTTTGACAAAAAATTTGGTGGCACACACTATAAGTATGAAAATGATAAAGCAATTGCGCCCAATAAAATGACGCTGAATCGTAGAATAACACCCAAAAAAGGTACCGCAATAATATTTGATTCAAATCGATATCATGCGAGTTCTTCTCCCAAAATTACCGATAGAAGATTTGTGATTAATTTTGTTTTTTCAAAGAACGATTTAATATAAAAATTGGTAGTGCCAAAAAAAATGTTAGATATCTTGCTTTCCTATTCAATTAGTGTTAGAATAATAGGTAGAGAGTAAGAAGAAAAGAAAACATAGTTTCTCTACCACAGAATTGAGGCAGAGAGTGATTAATAATATGAAAGGTAAATGATATGAGTAATTTTTTTACAGATTTAGTTGAGCAATTAAAAGATGATGACACAAAGATTCTTTCCGATGGTGGTGCATCGGCTGAGTTTAGTGGTAGCATTGACACAGGCTCTTATGCACTTAATGCGTTACTTAGTGGTAGCATTTATGGTGGTGTGCCAAACAACAAAGTGACAGCATTTGCTGGTGAGTCTTCAACTGGTAAGACTTTCTTTGTGCTTGGTATTATCAAACAGTTTCTTGATGCAAATCCTGAAGGCGGTGTTATCTACTTTGATACTGAAGCCGCAGTTACAAAGTCTATGATGGAAAGTCGTGGTGTAGACACTAAACGTGTCGTTATATCTGAACCCGACACAATTCAGAAGTTTCGCTATACTGCATTGCAAATCATTGACAAATATTCTGCACAACCACAAGCAAAACGCAAGCCAATGATGATGGTTCTTGATTCTCTTGGGCAATTATCTTCTACTAAAGAAATGGAAGATACTGCTGAAGGTAAAGAAACTAAAGACATGACTAAGAGTCAAATGCTCAAAGGGGCATTTCGTGTGTTGAATTTGAAACTTGCTAAGATTGGAGTACCTATGCTTGTAACAAATCACGTTTATGATGTTGTTGGTGCATACATTCCGATGAAAGAAATGTCTGGCGGTTCTGGCTTGAAGTACACAGCATCTACAATTGTTTATCTGTCTAAGAAGAAAGACAAAGATGGTACTGAAGTTATTGGTAACATTGTTAAAGCAAAATTACACAAGAGCCGCCTAACAAAAGAAAATAAATTTGTTGAAATTAAAATTACATACAGCAAAGGCTTAGATCGTTATTACGGATTGCTTGACATTGCAGAAAAATATAATATCATTAAGAAAGTCTCTACTCAATATGTGTTATCAAATGGTGTAAAAGTCTTTGGCAAGAACATCAACGCTGAACCAGAAAAGTATTTCACTAAAGAAATTCTAGACTT